TATTGTCCAGAGGTCTTCGTGCCGTTCTTGCTGTTCACAGCAGTTGTTCCCGGTGTAACCGCCGCGACTGTCACTTGACCCAAGCCAAGCTGCATCACAAGGATTTGCGTGCCAATTGGGAAGTTGGAATTAGCCGTAGCGTCCGTTGGGATGCTAATCGTAATCGGCGAAGCATTGCTTGCGGTAATCAGCTTACCTGCATCCGAGCCGCCTACCATATCCGTAACCGTGTAGGTAGTGCCAGTCTGCGCGTTGATCTGCGCCTTTGATGTAGCCACCGCCATGCGCTCGGGCACAGTGTTAGTGATATACATCTGAGAATTATCCCACTCAACAGCATGAGCTGTTAGTGATGTAAGCATCGTCGTGCTGGCCTGAAAGTTAAACGGATTTACGGTTGTAGTAGTTGCCGCAAATATTTGACGACCAGTGAATGTGTTTGAAGCTAGCGTTGGAACATTCGCGCGCTGGTAAATCAAATGCGCCCCAAGTCCCTGCAATCCAACTTGAATGTCATTGTTGCTGGCAGTTGCTGAAGTAATTGCAGTGATGTTGCCTTGTGAGGTATTGCCCTTTAGGGACTGCACCAGAATTGGCGCAGCGTTGCCAGTAAACCAAGCTGGCCTTGTCATTACCTGCGATACTCCTACAGCACCTGCAACAGTGCATACCCAAGGCCCATGTGTTGGAGTTGGCACTTGAGAGCCAAATGCAATAACGTCACCAACGACTGTTAAATAGCCATCATTTGTAGGTTGTACCCCTGGGGCATATGTGAATGTCGTTGGCGTGGTTGCAAAAACCGTAATAGCAGCCGCCGTTGCTTGCGTTGTGGTTGGAAGTGAACTAACGACAAATTGAGTTGAATTTGTAATCGAAATAATTGCTGTGCCAGCAAGTCCTCCAGCGCCAAAGGTGTTACCTTGCGAAAACAGTGATGTGTTTCCAGTTGCTAAGGTCACTGTTGTTGATCCTGTAGACCATGTTGCCGTATATGATCCAGATACAGCCAATGGCGTCTGTGCGTTTCCTGTCCGCAGCGTCACGTAATGCAATGAACTGCCAAGGTTTTTCAGTGCATCATCGCCGGTGATTGCCCCAGTTCCACCTTGAGTAATCGCAAGCGGAGCAGCAGATGTTAGTGCCGTCTGTAGGCCTGCCAGTTGGCTTGTAGAAGCGTACCCTGACAATGCAGCAGAGGTGATGCCTCCGAGATTGTTAAGAGCCGCCACAGCCGTCGTAGCGCCTGTTCCGCCCTGCACAATGGCTGCTGCTGCTGCACTTGTAAGCGCAGGCTGGTAAGCGGACAATTGGCTTGTCGTAGCAAACCCACTGAGCTGACCAGTCGTTGCGTATCCTGCCAGTGCGCTTGATGCTACACCACCAAGGTTATTCAGTGCCGCAATTGCAGTAGTGGCTCCTGTGCCGCCTTGTGCAATCGAAGCAGGTGCTTCGCTGGTTAATGCTGGTTGTGCGCCGATACCAGATGCACTAATAGCCACATTGCTGGCTGCTGAAAGCCTGCCGTAGGCGTCCACAGTGAATGCCGGCACTTGAGTCGAGGAGCCGTAGGACAAGGCAGACACGCCGGTTGTCGTCAATGACAAGATGCGAGTTGTTGATAGATCGCCACCACCAGTGATCCCGTCAATGGTCTGCACGCTGACCTCAGACATGGCAATCTTACTAAGCGAGATTGCAGCGTTAGTTGCGACATCCGAATCAATGAGCTTGGATGCTGGCGACTGGAATGCACCGTTAATGACCTTTACAAGGCCGCTGCCACCAACCGATGGGATCGTGGTGTGAACGTGCGAAGGCTGCGTTGCGCCAAAGTTGAACGTAACCGTGCGGTTGTTCGATGTGGCTTTTGCCAAGAACTGAATGTACAGACGGTCATTGAGAGCAACCGTTGTCTGCGGCAATACCACCGAAGCAATGTACTGGGCCGCTACCGTAGGATCGTAGATCGAGATGTCGTCTGAGGTAGCAAGCAATGTGGCAGTTGTGCCGTCGTACTTGAAGACCTTGAGCTGAACTATTGTTTGGTTAGCTGTGTTAGCATTTGAGCTTGCCCAGAAATTGAAGTCAAACAACCCGGCAGGGATTGCAGTGATGTTTGGATCAAGAACATCAGTGACAAAGTGAACCACGAGGTCGTAGGTAACCTGAGAAAGGGTTCCTGAAGTGTAGCTAGTCCCAGTCGTGTCAGACACTCGGCCAAGTTCCTTGACGACAGTTGGCGACGTTGGCAGCCCAGTCGTAGGATCCTCTGCTGCCGTATTGTAGTTAAAGAAGAACGTCTGCCCTCCACCGCCAGACCCCCCGTTAGGGATGGCTCCAGCCACCCACGTTGACGTTGCCGTGTCGTACTGCAGCACTTGACCATCAAGAGGGGTGACGTTGGTGACGGAAATGCCCTGAATCTTAGCGACTGTTGGGCTTGGCAAACTGCCACTCAAGTCTCCACCAGCAGCCTGCGTTGCAGACATAGCGCCAAGAGCAGTTAGGGCCGCTACTGCGCTGGTTGATCCTGTGCCGCCATTCGAGATGGCAATGACGTCGCTAGTAGCTACAGCACCAATTGATCCGGGTGTGATAGCAGCAATCTGAGCAGACGCCAGCGACTGCACCTGTGCGCTATTGGTAAATGCTGACAACTGAGATGTAACCGCGATTCCTTGAATGTCAGTAGTTGTAGCAAACCCAGACAACTGGCCTGTTGTAGCAAATCCTGAGATCTGGCTTGTCGTAGCAAACCCAGATGCAGCATCTGTGGAAAGTGCGCCGATTCCAGCAGGAGTAATTGCTACATTTGAAGCAGATGTGATCTGACCAAACGAGTTGACTGCCAGTACCCCAACCTGAGTTGAAGAGCCATAAGTCAGTGCTGCCACTCCAGTCGTTTCAAGTGCAATTGTGCCAGTTTGAGTGATTGTGCCACCAGTCAACCCAGTGCCAGCAGTAATAGAAGTCAAACTGCCAGATGGAGGAACCTGTGCGCTCCACTCGTTATCAATCCACTGTAGAATTGCGCCACCAAATGGTGCGCCAGAGGACACATTATACCCTTGCAGTTTCGCAACTGTAGGATCTGGATATGTACCAGACAAGTCGCCTCCAGCAGCTTGATTAAGCGGCATCCCGCCTAGGGCAGTAAGCGCAGCAGTTGAGGTAATCTCGCCTGTTCCGCCTTGGCTAATCTGAATAACATCACTTGTAGCTATTGCTCCAATAGAAGCAGGCGTGATAGTTGAGATTTGTGCTGATGCAATTGCTTGAACTTGCGAACTAGTCGTAAACCCAGAGATCTGATCCGTAGTTGCAAAGCCACTTAACTGTGAAGTGAACGCAATGCCTTGGATATCGGTTGTCGTTGCATAACCACCAAGTTGTTCAGTGGTAGCAAAACCACTCAACTGAGAAGTTGTTGCAAAACCAGAGGCAGCGTCAGTTGAAAGCGCACCAATCGAGGCGGGAGTAATCGCAGCAATTTGAGCGGAAGCGAGAGCTTCGACCTGAGCACTGTTTGTTAGCCCTTCAATCTGCAAAGTCGTGGCGTAGCCGGACAACTGCTCAGTAGTGGCAAATGCTGACAACTGGGAGGTGAACGCGATCCCTTGAATATCGGTCGTCGTTGCGTAGCCGGTGAGTTGCTCGGTCGTTGCAAAGGAGGAGGCCGCGGCAGTCGATAGTGCCCCGATGCTTGCAGGGGTGATGGCAGCGATTTGCGCGGAGGCAAGTGCCTCTACTTGGGCGCTGTTGGTGAGCCCTTGAATCTGAATGGTCGTTGCATAGCCTGATAGCTGTTCAGTCGTTGCAAATGCAGAAAGCTGTGAAGTGAAGGCGATCCCCTGAATGTCCGAAGTCGTAGCAAATCCCGAAGCAGCATCCGTTGACAAAGCCCCGATACTCGCCGGAGTAATGGCTCCAATCTGTGCAGACGCGAGGGCTTGGACTTGGGCGCTATTGGTCAGGCCAGAGATTTGAGCAGTGGTAGCGAACCCTGAAGCGGCACTTGTGGAAAGTCCTCCGAGGAAAGCGAGAGCAGTAGCCTTGTTGGCTGACTGCATAAACCCGTCGATGTCTGTGGAAACCGTGAGATTGGGCATAATTAAGGTCTTTTGTAGATGGATGTGCCGTCAGGGCGCCGGAACTGAGATGTCCCGTCAGGGCGCAGGTACGTAAACGTCCCTGGAGGTACTGGCGGCACTCCACCAGTAGTCGCGGGCGTCTTCGACCGGCGTCTAGACAGGAAACGAATCACAGGCCAATCCCCTGCATGATGTGAAGCGACCCAGGGCCACCGGGCGAGATGAACGAGACAGTGTCGTCATCCTGATCCTTGCCGATGCTGATTTGAGAACCAACAAGCACGGGATAGCCAGAGGTGGTTGCAGGAGCCCCTGAACTCGCAGTGCCAACGCGAACGTAGACAATGGTTGCTCCAAGGTTGGTGAATACCAGCGACTCAGAGGTGAACCCCAAAGTCACAGAGGCGGAGGTGACATCAGGCGTTACGGTAACGCCAGAGTTGTATGCAGGTTGAAATGCGAGTCCCATAAGTCTGATTTAGTTATCCAACACGATACCACGTTTTGAGTACTGGTTCAAAGCGCAGCCTGAAGAATCCGCCGGAAGAAATGGTAGTAGGAGTGCCAACGCCCAAGGCGCCATTGAGGTTGATCGCGAGCGCAGTGACAGTCTGCGACGAACTTACAAGAATCTCCTGTGACGCAATGCAGTTGGCGACACTAGGCAACACGATGGTTCCGGTCGCCATCGTTGCATTAGGGGTCAATACAAGCCAAGTACTGGCGCTGCTGTCGGCAATGGTGGTTGTGAACCCAGTGGAGGTCGGGCCGGAGTACTGTATGATCTTCCCGTCTCCACTGGCGCCTTGGGACTGGATGTACTCAGCCACCGTATCCGCGGCAGCACGGTAGTCTTGGTTGTTGACGTTGACTGCGAAGTAAGTGTTCGCAGTGATTGTATCCAAAAGGGACAAGCGTTCGATAGCCATGACTAAGAGTTCTTGAAAAGCATCTGATCGTTGTCTTCAACGACGAGCGGGTTGAGATTTGGCACATTCACAAACACCTGATCGGTACGCTTGTACCCGGCGCCAAGCGGGAGCGTCCTGACAAACTGTTGCTCGTACGGAGCCGCGGCCTCGATTAGGAGTTGGTCGTAAAGCAGCTTCGCGTTAGCCTTCGTATCGGGAGAAAGAGACTTGCCATAAGAAGGAGCAAGCCGAACAGCGAGATTAAGCACCAACGCTTCATTGTTGTTGAGTGAAGTCTGAATCTCCTCGTCGATGTTGCTGTTGTTAGGACTCACCGGCAGCGGATAACCAATCTGGATGTTCCTTGCCTGCCAAGAAGCGACCATCAGATCTAGGCGCCTGAGTGCGCTTTGGAGTTGATCGGCAGTCAGGTCGAACACATACGACGCCAACCCAATCTCCTCAAACGCTTGCTCAATGATCTGCTTCTTAGTCCACATACTATTTGGCGAGTGCCTCGTCGATTAGTTGCGCGATCTTCTTGTCGGAGAAACGGCCATCAAACTTGATTCCAAGCTCTGTAGCCTTGGTTTCCAGCTCTTCCCTAGTAGGAGGAGCGTTATCGTCCAAGACAGGCTCAGAAACGGCCTTTGCGGGCTTTGCGGACTTGTTTTCGATGGCAGCTTCAAGGCTTTCAAACCAACCTTCCCTGAGCTTCTGCTCAAGTTCGCTTTGGTTGTCTACGCCTACGAAGTCATACGTGCCATGAGGCCGTATGTAATTGCCTTCCGCCTTGTAAACGAGCGAAGGAAATTCCATTATTTCTTGAGTTTCCCAACGGGGTTCCCAGCGGCTACACGAGATTTACGAGCAGAACTTAAGGCCATCGCAACAGCCTGTTTCTGCGGGTAACCGGCTTTCATCTCCTTGGAAATATTCTTGGAGATTGTCTTTTGTGAATATCCTTTTTTGAGAGGCATACCTCTTGATACACAAGAGGGAGAGCGGAGTCAACCGCCCTCCCCCAGTGCAAGTTAGGTTATACCTGACCGAACAGGATGATCCCGCTCATTTCAGGCTGCTTGTTCACAACTCCGAAGAGCGTGTCGAGCCGGTAGCGGGTCTTCATTGTGTTGATGTCGTATTGCTTCTGCATGACCAGTTCGATGCCCTGATCGGTCGAAGCACGCATCACGTTTGCGCCTGCGTCGGCAGGAACTGCATAGCGACCCGGTAGGATCTCGATAGCGTCCTTCTGCCAGAAGCAGTTAATTGGAGCAGCAGCAGTGTTGAGCCACACGATTGCGCTGTTGGCAGCCTTCGTGTTCACAACGCAGTTCTGGTACTCAGCCGAAGCGGCGGATGGAACCTGGTTGGAAACGATTCCGGGGCTGATCACCATCTGGGTGCCGTTGGTCACGCTGATGACGCGGAAGGTCTTCAACTGGCCGGTGTCACCCTTGGTGATGTGATGCACAGCGTTTACGCCGGCAATCGTGAAGCAGTCTCCGGGCTGCACGTAGGTCGTCTGAGACACCGTCACCGTCTGGTAGCGGTTGTCCACGTTGAGACGCTCTGCCGTGGTTGGGGAGCTGGTCACTGCTTTTGGGATCTGGTAGTTGCCAGCGGAGTCGCGGGTGTCGATGGTGATTGCACCGCCCGAAGCCACGCCAATGCGGTTTGCGTAGTCGAGCTTGTAGGTGCCGAAGCTAGCGACCTGACCAATGTAGGCACGGTCGTAAGCAGTGAGCGCCTTGCCAGCCAGCGTCTGACGACCAGCGAGGTTGTTCGCCATGCCGTTGTAGTCGCGGGTGGACAGAGCGAGGTAACGGTCGAAGTCGTTAACGCCTTGCTCGTTGAAGATCGCTTCGCACTGTGCAACGTCATCAAAGCCGGTAGCGGCGGAGAGACGCTTCACAACGAGAGTTCCCTGAGAGGAAGCCACGTTGAGGACAGCCACGTTGATGTCGCTCGCCAGCTTCTGCTTGGCTGCGTCACCGAGGCGCTGTTCCTGAAGGGCATCACGCAGCTCGGTAGCTGTCATGATCCATGGCACAGACTGGTTGTAGCCAATCGTCGCAGGGACGGAAAGCTGGGTGTAGTCTGTGAAGTTGCTCGTCATATCGGTGCCCGAGTAGGACTTCGCGATATAAGGCTGTGGCCTCCAGATCGTGTTGTTGGTGCGTTCCATCATCGTCTGATCAGTGTTGTAGATCGAGACGTTGCGGGACAGGACAAGAGCGTCTTGGAAACCTTCGAGGAGGTTCTCAAACGCTACCCTTTCTTCTTTGCTGAATGAATTAGCCATAACTTAGTTTGATTGAGTTTTTAACTGACGTTTGAAAGCGAGTACTTTGGTGAAGTCCCCGGTGCGTGCCGCTTCTTCACGCAACCGATCCAGTTGTGCGCTGGATGTACCGAGACTACCGTTACCGTTGATCCGTTTCTCTGGAGGTGGTGCCTGTTTCTTTTGCACGGAGAGTTGAGTTTCTAGTTTTGCTACTGCAAACGCGAACTGAACCGGATCAGTGATCCCAGCCAGTTCCTTGGCTTTGTTGGGGTTCTTGCCGAGGGCGTAAACCATAACAGCCGGGTTCTGGGCTCCCTGAAGAATGATGCCTTGCTGTGTCACGCTCAAAGATTCGAGAACAGTGTCTTCAGCGTCTTGAAAGTCTGAAACCTT